GAACATTCTTATTGCCTGTGCGTCGAACCTTAGCTTGACCAGCAGGTTGCACAGCGAACTTCACATCTTTCAGGAAGATGCACTGATGGTGTTGAAGGTGCTTTACTACCTTACCGTTTCTGCGAATAGAGTGAGTGCCGTTGTTGAGGTTGCGATAGATCTCAACACGATCACCATGGTACAGCTTACCTGTTCTTATCTTGTTCATGCCCCTATTGTACCACAGTTTCAGCGGATTGCAAGACCTTTCTCGAATTTCTTTCAAACCAATCAGGAGCAGGTGTGCCCCAGTTCCACTCAGCTATGTCAGCCTTGTCACCCATGTAGTAGGCTCTGTAAGCCTCCACAGCGCACGATCTCTTGTACTCTTGAGGCATCGCTTGGGCGAAGGGCGTTTGGACTATGTTGGGCATCTCATGAGGAGTGTGGGCTAGGTCATGGATAAGCTCTCCAGACTTGTGGTGCTTGCCTCGACGCTTCCTGAACTCTACCAGAAGCTCATGATACAGTCTCCACGCCCAGCCATAGTTAGCTTTGGACTCTCGTACCCATTTTGTGCATGGGTGATTAAGATGAGCTTCTTTGTATACATTCTCAGCTTGAGGAGTATTATAGAAGCGATGGGCAGTCGAAAGCATCTGAGCAGTCTCAAGGATCATCTTGACACAATGCTTATCGCAATGCATCTCTGCTGCGATACGGGGATATTTACTGAGGACGAATATGTTCATGCGCTCATTATAACACGCCAAAGCCTGGATGTCAAGCTTTTTTATGTCGATTCATTCCGAGTAATCCGTAGCCCACAATATCCTGATAGGGATTCTCGTCAAAAGCAGTAGGATTATTAGCAATCCGAAACAGTTTGTCAAGAATCCTAGCGATAGTGAGCAAATCGTCATACTGATCGGGCTGGATGCCTTCGGGAAACATCTGTCGCAGACATTCACCACTACGACCAAAAGAATCCCCATAAGCCAGTTGCTTATCAGATACCAATTTTCCAACTTTATCCCCTATCTCTGCGAAGTTATTCTTCATGTTTCTTTACATACTTCAGAATTTCTATATAAGCCATCATCTGGCCTTTAGCAAACTCACAGACATCATGCCCACCGTCTGTCTTATAACCCTCGTTTAGTAATTTCTTCCACCTATCTATCTTTAGTTCTAAGTGCTTTTTCAAATTCATCCTTATTTATATCTAATAACAACACGACTCGATCTTCTGTACTCTTATTGTAAGCTGAATGCTCTACCGTATCATCAAAGATAAGACACTTGCCTTCTTGCCAGCGTCTCGGTTCATCTCCCACTATTATAGCGCACCCGTGCGGAACTTTAAGACCTAAATGGCACCTTAGTACCTTATCTGTGAACCCTGTGTGCGGATGGATCTCAGTAGCTCCCCTTAAAATAGAAAAAGATGCTGTTGTTAGCCCAGGAATGTCTTTAATCAACTCCCATGTCTTCGGGCATAACTTACAACGATCTTTATCTAGGTCCCCAAAAACAATAAATGGAAACACATCCCACTCTCCTAAGTATAGATCTTTCTCAAAGTAGGGGATCGTTCCTGTTTTTAACAGGATGTATTCGGTCAGGACCGATGCCCAATTATCTTCAAGCTTTTCTATAAAAGGAAAGCGGGATGAATCGTAAAACATTTACTCAGTTTCTGTTTCAGTTAGTGCTTCTCTTGTAACCCAGACACCTTCGCCTTTGTCACCTCTTGAGCCTCTGCGCTTACCTTGCATACGTCCTCGCATACCTTCTTTCGCCATATCCAGTCGTTGCCTTGCGCCTTTACGCGCAGAGGCTACATCTCCGCAGCACTCGGAAGTGCATGAAGATAACGCCATTGCGGCGAGAAGGGCAATAGCAGCCCACATTAAGTTCTTTTCTGTCAAATATTGTTTCATAATTAAATTTCCTCTTGTTGGATAACATTTACCCCTGCTTTATTTAGTAGGGCTAATCCATTTTTTCTGTAATGATCTCGATAAACTACCCGATCAATACCAGACTGTATGATTAACTTGGAACATTCGAAACAAGGAGCCAAGGTAACATATAAAGTACTACCGCTAGAAGAGTTTGTCGATCTAGCGATCTTAGCGATAGCATTAGACTCTGCATGAAGAACTTCAGGCTTCGTGTACAGTTCATCCACAATATCTACATACTCACAGGTATTAGTAAATCCTGTAGGAGTTCCGTTGTACCCCTCTGAGATAATCTGTGTGTCTTTGACGATAAGACAGCCAACTTTTTTTCTTTTTGCATACGATAGTTTGGACAGGACATTTGCCATATCCATGTAAGTTTGATCTAAGTTACTTTGTGAAGCCATGATATATTGAAGTGGTACACTCGATAGGATTTGAACCTATGACCTACGGATTAGAAGTCCGTTGCTCTATCCAACTGAGCTACGAGTGCTTTGGTAGGACAGATGGGACTCGAACCCATACTGAACAGATTTTAAGTCTGATGCCTCTGCCGATTGGGCTACTGTCCCTTTTGTATGGCGAGAGTGATGGGACTTGAACCCACAACCTCCAGCGTGACAGGCTGGCGATCTAACCAATTGATCTACACTCCCATGGCTCCCCGACGAGGACTTGAACCTCGGACAATTCGATTAACAGTCGAATGCTCTACCAACTGAGCTATCGGGGATTGGTCGGAGAAATAGGATTTGAACCTACGACCTTCCGCTCCCAAAGCGGACGCGCTACCAAGCTGCGCTACTCTCCGTTATCTTCCGAGTCTTCCTTAGTGGTCTCTTCGTCAAGACCTAAAAGTTCTTTGAGTTCAGCCACAGCAGTAACCATCTCTTCTTTTTGCTCCATCATGCCTTCAAGTTGAGTATTAATCTGCTCAACAGCAGTATCGACTTGTGCAAGACCTTGTTCAGCACCTTCCAACATTCGAGCTAGATATTTTTCATTGAGTTCATTCATTTTTTTCCTTGTGTATGTGTAAGGCTTCTGGCCTTAGATTCTATTATACTCAGGTCACTAGAGTTTATAACGAAGATGTCTGATATTTTTCAACATCTATAATCTTCACCTTTCCGTTGGTAATGCGAGGCTTGTAGTAAGCCCCTGCCTTCTTAGGAACTAGCTTATTTAGGATGGCATCAGCGATAGGGACTGCCACATTGTTTTTAATAAACCGTGCAATATTCCTAGCTCCGTACTCTAATGAGTATCCATTGTCTACAATATAGTCTAGCAATGCTTTTGTGGGAACAATAGGCATATCTTCTAATTGCAGTTCAGTAATCTCACGCACTTCACTCTTGGTTAGAGTGTTGAATAGGACAAGCTCATCCAACCTATTTAAAAATTCAGGACTAAAATGCTTCTTGATTGATGTACGAATTACTTCCGACGAAACAGCCTCTGTAACTTCCTCATCCTTTCTATTAAACCCAACGGATTCTCTCTTGATCTCCCCTAAGCCTTGGTTAGAAGTAAAGATGAAAATAGACTCGCTAAAATCTAAGACAGTACCCAAGTTATCTGTGCAAGTTCCGTCATCTAGAAGAGACAGCAAGAAATCATACAGCTTATGGTGAGCCTTCTCAACCTCATCGAACAAAAACACCCAGCGATTGGACTGCTCTGCTTTCTCTGCTAAGAGACTCTTCTCTGTGTGCCCCACATACCCTGGAGGAGAGCCAATAAGCTTTGCGTACTCATGACCTCCTGCATATTCAGCACAGTTAACCTTATAGTAGTTCCCACTAAACCTCTCACCTAGGAGCTTGGCTAACTGAGTCTTTCCTACTCCAGTAGGCCCAACAAACAAAAACGAGGAGTGTTTCGTTAATCCAGAAGCCATTAACTTCAGAGCGTTAACAAGGCTACCTATAGCCTTCCGCTGACCAATGATGTTATCCTTGAGATAGTCCTCTACATGGTGAATATCCTCAATTGAAGATAATGCAATAGGATCTAGCTCCATGGGTAGCGGTTGCTGATTAGCTAGTTGCTCTTGGAGATGCTTAAGAAACTTACCCTTTACTCCAGACATGAAGGTGTCTGTGTTTAAGTCTTGACAGACAAACTCCAAAGAGAAAGGAGGATATATTTCTATAATCGCAGTATAAGCAGAATCAACTGCTTCGATCATCTCCTCAATATCATCCGATATTTGATCGAAAAATGCTTCCGAGTCGATCAGGAACTTCTTAACAATAAAATTCTTATATGATTCAACACTAATAGGAGCGTTGGCATTTTTAATCTTATCTCTTACACTATCATAGAATTTTTGTTCTTGGATTAGTGTGAAGCCTTTTATAAAGAGGACTAGGTTTAGTTCTTCTGATACTACTCGGTAAGTCTTTTTACTACTCATTTAACAAATTGTCTAGTTCTGTAAACACAGAATTTTCGGGTCCTTTAGAATTTTTATTCGTGGGGTTTGCTGTTTCTTCCATTTTAACAACAAGGTTTAAGATTTTAACCACATTATTTTTTGATGCTTGGGCTACTTTAAGAGCGTCTACCATTAGACCTTTTGCCGCTGCATCTTGTGGGTTTTCATCAACCATTGCTCGAAAGAAACGATGAGCGTCTAAAGCAAGTTGTCTGTCCTCAGCCGCTTCGTCAATAAGTTTTTTTGCAATTCTTTGGACTCTTGTTGGCCCCAGAAGTGAAGTTTTAGGAATGTAATTTGATGGCATTTGTATTATCCTCCATGGTATTTAGTTGTTCTAGCATCGGGTTATCAATATACCATGCAAGTAAATCACTAAAATCTTCGTAGGTCATAGGTAAACCAAACGGTTCCCAGGGCATATCAATATCATCATAAATCATAATTAACTCTTATATACTTCAACGTGGAGAATACTTCCATCGTGTATCGTGACTCCAGAAGGGAGTTTCATTTCATATTTTATGTCTCGCAGGACTTGTCCAATATTCTCTTTGGCTGGGTATTCGATATCCAGTTCATAATGCACCTTAATTTTAGTTCTAATGACCGATCTTTCATCAGTTTCAGACGCAAAATTAAGCGCACTCTTCTCTTGTTTCTTCTCACCCCAAACCCATTTCATTTTGCTGTCCCTGTGTAGTGTAATACTAAGGCATATCTCTGCCCTTCAGTAATAGGAGCTATACTGTGCTGTGTCCAACCATCCCAAACAAGAGCCGAGAGCTTATTTCTGGGTACTATGGTGTGGCCTCCACGGTTATTATAGATAAGAGTCTCACCTCCTCGGTAATTATCATTAAGAGGAATGCAAACTGTGCCTACTATGGGTGGGGAAATACCTTTATAACTTGAGTCCCAATCGCAATGCTTTTCGAACTTACCTTGCTCTAAATACTTCAGCACCCAAAACCCATGATACCCTGTTACAATATCACAGATGGTGTTTTGAAAGGACGAATTAAGTGTACGAAGAAAACTCTCTCCTAAAGTAAAAAGCTCAGGCAAGAGTCCAGAAATTCTCTCGTCAGTAGGATTTCGAATCTTTGAAAAGGGATTGGCAATCTGATACTCCAAGCAGTCTGGATTATACGACCACTCCGACCTCTTTCCTCGTTCGTCTATAAGCTCGATAAGAACATCTGCAAGCTCTTGAGATATAGCATTCTCAGCAGTTACATACGTTGGTTCAAGATTGTTATAATTAACGCTTTCCATTAGGCTTAGTGAACTTTTCAAAATTGAAGTCTCCAGAGTAATCTTCATACTCATCCACTCCTAATTTGTCGTTCTCCAAGCTATTATAGGCCCTGCGGCTGAATTGTTGGTCAACTTGTCTGCTTTTGTTTTTATGGGCCTCTTTCAAATCCTTTGGAGTCTTATACTCCGATCTCTTATTATTAGATTTTCCCATAACTATTCAAAAATACCAAAAGGGTGGTCAGGCTCATCATAATCTTCCTCGTCCGATAAATTGGAAAATTTGGCTAATTCCTTAGCAACCTTTCCATGAATATTGAACGATAAAGCTATTGACTCACTTGAGTTGTCCCAATACATTGTAGCGCACTTATCATCCTCTTCCATCATATCATAAACAATATTGTATAGACAGCAGTTCTTATAGTAATTAATAAACTCCTTGTCAGCCTTAGAAAATTTATCTTCACCTTTTGGTCTATTCAGAAAAAATTGCATCTGAGCGGCTGTAATATAC